CAGGTATGGATTCAAGATGATGGAACTCCTGATGATATCTTTACTACGCAGCAGTTTGTAAAGTTTTATGGTATGAGTTCAAAGTCTGCCAATGAAAAGCATAGCGGTGGATTAAAGTCCTATCGTGCCGCCGAAGGCAAGGAAGTAGCTGTGCCTTATCGTGGAGATGTTGGAGATACGGTTCAGGATATTCTTGGTGGTGTTCGTTCTACACTTACCTATACAGGCAGCAAATCGCTGAAAGAACTATCTAAGCGCACAACATTTGTGTTAGTAAACAATCAAGTTAATAAAATATTTTCTTGAAAACCCTTGACAAATGGTGCGTGAATTACTAAATATATGTAGACGATGCCAATGATGGGTCGTCTACAGTATACTCGCTTTAAAAAGGAGAAACAAGCATGAGTAACCTATTACAGGTCTTTGACCAGAAACTATTTGATAACCTTCATCGCACAACTATTGGTTTTGATCGTATGTTTGATGATATGCTGCGTGTAAACAGCATCCAAGTACAACAAAATTATCCACCATATAATATCATCCGAAACGACGATACCAATTATGAAATTCAGATTGCCATTAGTGGTTTCTCTGAAAAAGATATTGATATCACCTTAACTGATAATCAATTGGTTATCACTGGCGAAAACACCGACGAGGATACCAATGAGTATCTTCACCGTGGCATTGCTGCTCGCAAGTTTATCCGCACATTTTCACTTAGTGATGATGTTGTAGTAAATGCTGCAAAGGTTAAGAATGGCTTGCTTATCGTAGAACTGCAACACATTGTTCCAGACGAAAAGAAGCCAAAGAAAATTCCAGTAATTTCAGAATAATTTATAATAATAAACACGGCGGGAATTGTCCCGCCGTGTAAATAATAGAAGATGAGCAAAATGAGCACAGACACCGCAACCAAAACTAGTGTAAAAATTAAGCCTAAATTAGACTTAGCACCGCCACCACGTTTTAGCGTTATCTTTATGAACGATAACGTAACAACAGTAGATTTTGTTATGGCTGTTCTGCAAGAAGTATTTGAACATGATCAGGATAGTGCATCAGCATTAACTGTAAAAATTCATGAGCAAGGTCAAGCAACAGTTGCAGTGCTGCCATTTGAAATTGCAGAAAGCAAAGCAGTTGAAGTAACACTACTTGCTCGCACTAATAGCTTTCCACTTAATGTAAAGATTGAACCAGAAACCTAAACTTCTATTAGTTTAGGAAAATAAATTTGTCCAATATTTTCTTCTGGACGACCACGAGGATGGCACACATAACGTATGCCATCCATTGTTTCATCAAATGCATGATGCACATGCCCAAAACACCAGGCACGAACTTTACGGTTTGTGTTTGCCAATAGTGCAGTTTGAAATAAACTATTGCCGATGCGACCATAATGCACGGGATTGTAATCAGGCGGCAAATATGAAAATTTCTTCATCGGTGCGGTGTGAGTAACAATTACTATATCATTAATACGAGGATCATTGTTAAAAGTTTCAATTTGATTATATAGCATCTTTGCTTCATTCTTTGCAACTACAAAGATTTCACTAAGTTTTTCTTCTTCAAAGCCTTCAATGACTAATCGTTCCCAACATTCACTGCTGCTGATTTGTGGTAAGCAAAAATCATAGGTCCACCATCCATTACAACCAATGAATGCCGTATCATCTAACACGATACAACTTTTATGAAGATAAGTTATGTTATGATGTGGTTTTAATCTTTCATAAAATTTAGCACAATTTTCATGAAGATTTGTTTTATGATTATGTTCGTGATTGCCATCAACAAATATAACATGTTTATAATTGTTGCTAATTTCTAGTAATTTATTATAACTGTAATCCCAATCATTGCTTATATCGCCAGCAACAACGCATACTAAACTTGTTCCTAACCCATCCCAATTTAAATTTTGCTCAGGCGGCCACCAATTCTCGTGTAAATCACTTACTAAATCAAAATGCATTTTTTATTGAACCTACAGTAATAATTATATATAATAACATAATGAATATAATTTTCAATAAACAACTTGCCGAAGAATTAAAAGAAAAATATACTATCCTTGAGTTGGATACTGTAATGCAACCAGGTTTAACAGAACCACTTATTTTGTATGCTGTCGTTGAAGTTACTAATATTACTGATTTGCCTACCTTAACGTTTTTTCGTGAAATGCATAGCGACATGATTCTTGAATATAAAAGTGGAAATTGGGAAAGAGCAGCAGAACTTGCAAGTGGTTTGCTTGGACATTTCAACGGCGAATTAGACGAATTTTATAATTTAGTTATTGACTTCTGCGCAGAATCTGCTAAAGTAAATAGAATATGGGATGGCGTAAAACATACCGTTCCTGTAGAATAAAGCCCAAATAGCACAGCGGTAGTGCAATCGCCTTGTAAGCGATAGGTCGGGAGTTCAATCCTCTCTTTGGGCACCATTACATTTTCTTTATAAGAGTCCATGCATTTTTTATGGCAATTTTATTTGGAATGCCATCTAGTAAATTTTGAATCTTATTAAGTTCTATTTCTAATAAATTATTAAGATGAGTAAAGTTATGATCGACTGATTTCTGTATTTCATCAGCATATTCGTTTTTTATTTCTAGAAAATATTTTACATTTTTTACGATACTTTCTAATCTTAATTCGTCATCGTCTATATCATCATAATCTTTTATTAGTGTATATTTTTCAAAGGTGTGAAATCCTAAATTATTTAAATATTTTAAGGCACCTGGTACACATGCCATAATAAATGGATGTTTGTTGATCATTGGTTTGTATGTTTTTTCAGTTATGAATAGTGGGCTATCCATATATTTGTCAAACCAAGTTTCTGCAATAATAGAAAGACAACTATCTTGATAGAGTTTTTCATCAAACGGAAATCCATTAGTTAATACATTTGCCATACTAGAACCTTGTGAAAATGGCACAGTTCTTCCATTATTAAAAAATGTTGGATTATCTAATTTTTTCTGGTGTTTTTCTACAAATGATTTATATTCATCATATGGTATTGGTATCATCTTATGTGCATTTTCAAATCTTTTTTTTGTAACAAACAAACTATAAATTACATTATCTAAGATATTATCTTTGTATAATTTGTATAATAGCGGCAAACGATTTAATTTATCAATTTTTCCCATTAAAAATAATGCTTTATCAGATTCTCTATTCCATGTTTCATTTATTTTTTGATTTTTTCTAAAAGAATGCATGAATGTAAAAACTATAAAGAAATTTACAAAAATGCAATCTGATTTATCAATTTTATCAGTACTGTATAATTCCATTGTTGTATTCATAATAAATTTATAATTTTTAATATTATAATCTTTCAATATATCCCTAATAGGACGAACGTTTAACCCATACCAAATTTTCTGTGGGTAGGATTCGTATACATTGCTGAAAAAAGGAAAAAACATTGCATCTTGTTTTTTAGCTATTTCTAAGTGTTTTTCTAACCAAGTTATTAATTTATTCTTATCTACTCCGTGCGGATATTTGGAATTTTTTAATGAAAAATGCGCCACATAATTTTTTGTCATGCATTATTTACTTGACAAAGGAAACACACTAGTATAAATTAAAACATAACAGGAGATTGTAATGAGTCGCTATTGGTCAGAAACTGCATTATTTTACTGGCTTCGTAAGAAGTTTAAGATTGAAAAACCAGTGGCTCTTGAATGGGGCGGTTGGTCAGTGTGGAACCGTGAAACAAAAGCTGCACATCCTATTGGCTATTGGGTAACTGAAACCCTTCCTCGCATTATTGATAAAATTGATAATAACACTATCGGTCATATTGATAACGCTCGCTATTATCTGCGCAATCGTTTCTGGCGTCAAACACATATTCTTCCAACAGGTTTGTCTGTTGGACAATATCATGATTTAGATGAGCGCATTCTTCATGGTGTCATGCAAGGTATTGTTGATTATGTTGAAAAAGAACTTGCATGGAAAAGCCGTTGGTTGAGTACAGATGAAAGCAAGAAGGCTGTATGGAAGGGCGGTCGTTGCGCCGAACTTGGATTGCAGTATCTTGAATGGGAAATGACACTGCACTATGACGAGTCTTGGGGTATAGAACCTACCGATCCAAAGTTTGGTGAACTTACTGAACAAGCACAACGTGCTATTGATGTGTTGAAACTATATAACTGGTGGAAGACAGAACGTCCACAACGTCCTGATCCAATGGATGCTGGCGGATGGAGCCAGTATTGCGATGATATGCGTGAAAAGTATGGTGATGATCATATTTGGGAAAGTCGTGAACAAGAAACCCCAGAAGAACGTGCTCGTAGTCGTGAAACATTGGACAAAACCCACGAAATTGAAGCAGCATATGATGCAGAAGATACTGCTATGTTGATGCTTGTTGTTCGTATAAGAAAAGGATTATGGACATAAAAATTTTTAACGGCGGCACGGCTGTGCTAATAGGTTGGAGCGAGTATAACTAAAAACCGTCTGTGAAGGCTGCAGACCATATCGGACGGACTGGACAGGTGAGAGACCTGTGGAAGGTAAT